AAGTTCCGGGAACTGTCCGGCAAGATAGCCGCCAAGAACTACTTGGATATGTCTAGCCTAGAAGAAGATCTCATTGAGGTAGTTCGGGACCGGCTTGAGTCCGGAGAGCTAGAAGCTACGTTCCGGGATCTAAAAGAACTTTCAATAGCCAAAGCAAATGCCGCACGGGAAGCACTAACCGCCCGGGGTGAGGCAACTAACATAACAGAAGACCGAAAGGTATACACCCAAGAGGACTACGAAGCTACCGCTAAGGCGGCAGAGGATCGGATCCGGAAACTAAAAGAAGCAGAAGTTATCAATGTTGATTGAGTTTACTCCGCACCCTATACTAGAAGCACCTAGTGACGAAGAGATTCTTTTATTAGCAAAGAAAGATCCCAAGTTATTGGCGGAGTTGCACCGTGCCCACGAGGGCAGAATAGAAGCCGCCGTTAACGATCCGGTTCGCTACGGCTTTGATTTAGATGGATGGGGTAGAATCCGGAACGGGCTAGAAAAATATAACGAGGTGCTTACCCTAGGAGGTAACAGATCCGGAAAGACTACCGGATGTGCAAAGATAATTATGCAGGCGGTCATGGAAAACATGAACGGACACATCGTGTGTTTTTCGCAGAATGCAGATACATCCGTTAAGGTTCAACAAGCCGCTATGTGGGAGATGATGCCAAGGGAGTTTCGGAAGAAGACTAAGAGCACAGAGGGATACATTAACTTCTCTATGCAAAATGGATTTACAGGAAGCTCGTTTATTTTTCCGGATACCCGGACACGGGTTGATTTCAAGACTTACACACAGTTCTCAAACAACCAAACTATTCTCGAGGGTATGCAGTTTGGGTTTCCCTCGAAGCCAGACCATCTAAACATGGGGGCATGGTTAGACGAGTATCTTGGTGACTCAGCCTTAGTTAACACACTGAGGTTTCGACTGGCTACATTTAATTCAAAGATGATACTTGGATTTACCCCTATCGATGGGTTTACACCTTTTATTAGCGAGTATTGCACTAATGCAGAAACACTTGAGACTCGTGAAGCAAGTCTATTAAAAAACCGTCAGCTACCAATCCGACAGTATAGCCCCAACCGGGATGCCGGAATTGTTTATCTGCATTCCGATGAAAATCCATTTGGCGGTTACGAACGTTTAAGTAAAGATCTCAAAGGTCGTCCTGATGAGGAAGTATTGGTTCGTGCCTATGGTGTGCCAGTTAAGTCAATGACATCCTTACTGCCTTTGTTTTCAACTGAGGTAAATGTTCTTGGCGATATTCCAAATAAATACGGCATGAAGTTCCCGGACATCAACAACGATGACTACACAATTTATATGGTAATGGATCCGGCAGGTGCCAGAAACAGTGTAGCTATATGGGCGGCAGTTAATGAAGCCGGAGAGATATACATCTTTGATGAGTTTCCTGACCGGGATGCATACGGAGAGTGGGCAATATTTGGAGATCCAAAGTGGAAACGTGGACCTGCATCAAAGAAAATAGGCTACGATGTGCAGGGATACACTGACTTATTTTTAGGAATAGAGGATACACACGGGGTAGAAGTTTTTGAAAGGATAGGAGACTCACGTTACTTTGCCCGGGAAAACGAAAACAATGACGATTTATTTACTACATTTTACGATCATGGCTTGGTATTTGTTCCATCAGATGGCAGGACAGAAGACATGGGTATTAGTGCATTGGACGATTGGTTTAGTTATAATCCAAATGCCAGTATTGATAAAATGAACAAACCTCGTTGTTACATTCACGAAAGATGCGGCAACTTGATTGATAGTTTAATTAACTACAATGCTAACGGAAAAGCTGACGAACCATTAAAGGATTTCTTTGATGTGATTCGTTACTTACGTATGGCAAACCGGGGCGAGGGTCCCGATCACGTTACTAACAAAGACATGGAGGTAACACAAAAAGCAACAGGAGGATATTAAATGGCTAAGACAAAAGCAACAGAACTAGCAAAAGAACTAGAGGTAGATTTTTTAACTATCTCTACTATCATTGAAGAAAATGTTTCTGACAATGATATTAGCGGCAAGGGTAAGAATACTTGGTTAACCGAAGATGCAGTAAGTATCGTTAAAGATAAACTCGAAATACCTGAACTAATCCCTACATACTATACCGGTAAGGTAACACATCAAGCACCTAACCCCAACTATATTTATGTGTATTTGAACGAACTAAAGAAAAGAGTTCCGGTAGTTGTGCCTCGAAGATTCAAGGGAAAATTGACCGGCAAATATATTAAGGTTGAAGAAATCACAGACAATGCAGGATCCAGTTACAGATACGTCCCAACAAGATTTAACACTTGATCAAAATTTTATCGACGAGCAAGTGGATCGACTTCTTGCTTGGGAGATACTTCAAAGATATTCAAGGAGTTACGAAAACTTGCCCATGAAACCTTTAGATTTATGTGATAAAATCGGGGTCAATAAGGGCTATGTCCATCAGGTAATTACAACCGTTAGAAAAAAACTAAATGCAGAATGAAGATATTTTTGAATCCTTAACTTATGTTGGGGACGAACCAAACGTCAATGCTCTCCGCCGTGCTTACGACCAAACGGTAATTGAGTTAGAACCATACTTCGATGTGTGCCGCACATCTTACGACGATCGTCGAAACTTCTGGAACGGCAAGTCCCGGGATCTTCGCAAACATGGAGCCGATGCATTTCCTTGGGACGGAGCATCTGACATGGAGTCCCATACTATCGATGAACGTATTACACGGCTAGTATCTTTGTTTATGTCAGCACTTAATCGTGCAAACATTCGAGCATATCCCGTTGAAATCAACGACATAGGACGTTCACGAGTAGTTTCAAACTTTCTCCGTTGGATGGTTACAAGTGGTTACATCAATCGGTTTGCCGAAGAGATGGAACTAGGTGCCAACTATCTACTAGAACGAGGGTTAATGGTTACATACGTAGGTTGGAATCGAGAAGATACTCGATTTAAACAAAGTGTAACTATGGATCAGATAGGACAAATGAACCCAGAGATTTATCGTTCAATCCTAGATGGAGGTAACGATGAAGAACTCGCCGCTTTTGTCGAAACTACGTTTGATGGAATCGACATTAAAACAGCAAAAAAAGCTATCAAAGAACTTCGCAACAATAGCGAAACGGTTCTACCTTTGATCCGCCGTTTAGTAGATGCACCCGAAATAAAGACACTTTCCCCTGACGGAGATTTCTTTTTTCCTAGTTACGTTACTGATCCTCAACGAGCACCTTATTGTTTTTGGCGGACATCATATACAGCCCAAGAGTTAGAGGGCAAGGTTATCACTGATGGTTGGGATGAACGGTTTGTTCAACACGTCATTGATAAGTATCGCGGATCAACAGATACAATGGTTGATCGCGACAGTGACCAAAATCGTAGCATGATCTTTACTGATAACAGTGATCAGCAAGACGAACTAATTGAAATTATATACGGCTATCAACGTCTAGTAGATCCAGACGATGGTGCACAAGGAATATATTGCACAGTTTTTCACAGAGAGTTTAGCGGCAACGATGACATTCCGGGCTTTGCTAAGTTTGAATTACTTAACGGATACGAAGATTATCCAGTGGTAGTTACACGTTTATCAGAGGACAGCAAACGTATGTATGATACGATGACCTTTCCTCAGATTCTTCGCGGTATTCAAAATCAAATTAAGATCGAACGTGACTCACGGATTGACCGGAACAGCATTGCAACAATGCCTCCAATTATTCACCCAGTGGGTCAGGCACCAACCGATTGGGGTCCCGGTCGCTACATTCCTTATCGTCGCAAGGGGGATATTGACTTTGCACCTACTCCGCCTCCGCCCACCGGTTCCGTTGAGATGGAACAAACCCAACAGGCTCAGGCTGATCGCTTGTGCGGATTGGATGAAACCAGTCAAATTAGCGGTGTTCGCAAGCAATTCTTGGTCGATAAGTTTCTTCAGCATACATCCAAGGTTCTACGTATGGCATTTAAATGCTATCAACGATTTGGACCAGATAGCACATTCTTTCGAGTTACTGGTGTTCCCGAATCGGTTCAAATGGTTAAGGGAGATCCAAACGAAAGTTTTGACATTTTAATTAGTTACGATGTATTAACTACAGATCCAGAGGCTCAATCAGAAAAACTACAGGCAATGCTTGGAATGCTTCAATATGACCGTAACGGTTTAATGAATGTAGATAATCTACTTACAGCAATAGCATCATCGATCGATCCGGTGTTAGCAGACGGTGTTATTC